AACATACGGCGAGAAGTATTATATTGACATGGGAAGCGGTACTACGATGGATAATTTTTACTATGTTGTCGGAATCAGGCACACGATTACACCAGGATCATTTGATACATCTTTGACAGTGGCATACAATGGCTCAGCGACTAGAAAATCTCTTATGACAGCAATGCAAGCTGTTGCTGACTATGCTGATCAAAAATAATAAGTAAACTTTTTAAATGTAGCGTAGAATATTTGTATGCTATTAACTCTATCTAAAGAATGTATAGGGTCAGACTCAAACCTTGTTTACGATGGGAATACGTGGAAATGGTCAGACGACGTCTCGCCTGAATCAATCCTGTGGGGCTTTGACAACCCGAGAGATATAAGATCAGCAGCTAGGTCATTGAGGCTTGAAATTTCTGATTTTACGTCCACACCGTGGGGAAATGTTCAGTCAGTTATTAGACCAAATCCGACAAATACACCGTGGTCGCATTGTGTGCCTACAGCCATGTGGAAGAAGCACGTTTCTGCCATGGCAGAGCAGCTCTGGATACACTTTAACAACTCTAATAACCTTTACTATACGACAACCCATCTGAGAAACAGAGAGATCATTGGCAGCTTGAAACAATCAGCGATAAATCTTAGCATGCTAGACAAAAAGATAGCGTGTGAGAGTAAAAATAATCAGCACGCATTGTCAAAATTTAGACCCGAGAAAGGCGACCTGTGTCCTAGATCAAAATATTCTCTATCTGGAACAGTCACAGGAAGAATGACAGTATCTCATGGGCCAAATATCCTTACGATGAAAAAGGAAGACAGGGCTATCTTCAAGTCAAGAATGAAGCGAGGAAGGATAGCTGAGATTGATCTCGGGTCTGCAGAGCCAAGAGTTGCGCTCGCGATGTTTGGCAAGTCAATAGACGGTGACATTTATAAAAAAATTGCACAAACAGTAAATCTGACCATAGACAGAGACATCGCAAAAATAGCAACTCTTTCTGCAATTTACGGAGCATCTCATCACACTTTAAAGTCGAAGCTTTCTTCAGATAGTGATGCTAGAAAGGTCCTTGACCTTGTTCGTGAGTATTTCGGCGTGCGGCACTTAGAGGCTATGCTACATGAACAGCATGATAGTCTTGGGTATATTACAAATACACACGGACGAAAAATATTTTCTGAAACACCGAGCGTTAACCATCTCATCCAGTCTTCTACTGTGGATGTTGCTTTTGATGTTTTTGAGCTACTCTTGGCAAGATCACAAGAGTTGAAAATTAGAATCAACCCTATCTATCTTATTCATGATGCAATAATTGTTGACGTGCATGAGGACGATTACAGCAAGCTTGTTAGCATTTGCGATAAAGGGTTTTGGTCTGAAATTTTAAAAATAAATTTTCCAGTTAGCGTGAAGGAGATTAAATGACTGAAAATATTGAAAAAATTAAATCGAACTGGGAGACATACGAGAAACTTCTTGGAAGGCTTGCAGATCATAATATTAATAAAATGATAGAGGTGCTAGGAGAGAGAATTCTAATGTGTCCAGAGTCGAGAATCTCTGATCAACCGGGTGCATATCCGGGCGGTCTTGTTGAGCACGCACTTTCAGTTGCATCAACGATGAGAAAGCTTAATGATTCATTAAAAATGGACGTATCAATTTCGTCTATTATAAAGGCATCTCTTTTACATGAGATAGGAAAGATCGGCGACGAAGAAAATGATTTATTTTTGATACAGGATTCTGACTGGCACAGGAATAATTTAAATCAAAACTATAAATACAACGATGACATCTCGAAGATGTCAATTTCTCACAGAACACTTTATCTCTTGCAAAAATTTTCAATTAATCTTACAAGAGAGGAGTGGGTTGCAATTCAAATCAGCAGTGGTTCTCATTTTGAAGAAAATAGATTTTATGCAGGAAGTGAAACAACGCTGGGTATTCTTTTGCAAAAATCAAAAGCTCTTGCATATCACATGTCAATGACATGAGAAGTTAATATTTATAAGATGTAATGCCTAAAAAAATCAGATCTAAGACTGGCTCAGCTACCAAAGGACTAGGTGGAATTCCATCGAGGAATCAAGGAATCACTATTCCCGGCGGCGGGGCGATGGGTGGCGGGGATGATTATAGGCAAAAAATAGGAAGAAACAAGATACCCTGGACGTTAGATGACTTTCAGGGATCGCCCTCAATGTCAGCTGATGCTGGATTTTCATCAATTGTTATGCAAAGAATAGCTTCACCAGATGCTGTAACACACTCTAGAAAACCAATGTTTCCAGATCAAGAGATGAAAGAAGCAGATGTAGAAGATAATTACATAATGGCAGATGAAGATACATCCGAAACTGAGAAAAAAATGAAAACAAAAAGAATGAAATTTGATGAAAACCAATCAGTTAATCATATAAAATATTCACTTGTTGATCTTGATAATATAATGAATGAGGACGTTGACTGGGATCGGTTGACACCAAAGTGGGCACATGATATTGAACTTGATGACTTTGTCCCACCAGGCTTAGAGGATGAATTTGAAACAGCAAAAGAATATGTCTCAGATGTTATTGAAAAGGCACGTGAACTAGGCCAGCCAGCATATGATTTAGTTGCATCAAAATTAGATAAAATCAGGGGTCAGGAAGGTGCTGGTGAGGAATTTCTTGATAAGGTAAAAGAAACTGCAAAGGAAATAGGAAAAGATCTCATAGCATTAACTGCTGCTGGAATTCCTGTTGTGGGCACACCGATCGCCCTGTGGCTGATTACATGGAACCTTGGAGAGCTACAAGCTAGTCAAAATGATGCGCTTAGGGTAACAGACAGTCTTCTTGTCAATGGGACAGAAGCTGATATTGCTGAGCTTGAAGCTGTATCTAATAGAATGTTTGATGATTACATCGATCTTATGCAGGCTACATGGACATTAATTCCATTCGTTGGATCTGGAAAGACTGCCGCCAAGATAGTTGGAAAAGCTGCAGCTGTAACGGGTGTGAAAAAGGGTTCATCATTTGTAGGTCTTGCAGGACCCTCTGTGATGAAGTCAGCAATAAAGAGTGAAATACTTCTTAAACCTCTCTTTAAGATTGTTGCAAAATTTAAAGATGTAGACGCGTTTGAGGATCTAGAGCTTGATAAGACTTACTTTTTGGAAAATTTCTACAAAGGAGTGGGAACTCTTGTAGTTTTGCAAGAATTCCTCGAGGAGGCACATCGCCAGCTTGCCCAGTGGAGACAGGAAGGATCTACTATGGAAGCTTTTAAATTTGATCCTTCACAAATGGGATTTGATGATTCATCAGATTACGAAGAATCAGAAGGAAGGCTTGGCCAGAATACATATGATGCTCAGCTCAGAGATGCAATTGACTCAATGACAGAAAAAATAATTGACGCAACATCAAGTGACACACTTGATACAGTAATTGAAGGAAAAAATATGAACAAAGATGAAAATCTCCTAAGGCTCTTTATTAGAGAGAAAATATCTAGAATTTTAGAATCCACTTATCCGCATCCAGTAGGGTATGAATATAGAAACCCTCCTACTAGCGAAGAAGAAGACGATGAATACGATAGCAATATCGGTGACATTGTTAATTTTAAAACAGATATGGGCGGTGTTAGCTATCAGTCACGTCCAGAAAACATTAGGGAAGAGGCACTAAGAAGAATCGTAAGAAGAAAGATCCAAGAGCAAAAAAAAAGATCATAGACAGTGATAAGGATATTGACGAACCTGACGTAGATGAGCAGAGTGTCGCCGCAAATATTTCAGGATATAGTCTTCCACTTGGTGCTTCAAATTTTGACACCTCACTAAAGAAAAGAGGTAAAATTTCTGCAAAGGCTTTTGGCGGTGGGAATGTCGAAAAACCAGCAAAAAAGAGAAACAAGAAACGCTCTAAGAAGAGAAAATAGTTTTCTAAAATATTGAAAACTTAGAAATTTCATTGTACTATAAAGGTGCGATGATTAAAAACTAAACATTGCAAATTAAACATTGGAGAAAATAAAAAATGGGAATTGATTTTGAAGCAATTAGAAAAAAGCTTGATCGGCTAAGCGGAGCAACGCGAAATAGATCTGTAATGTGGAAGCCCACAGAGGGAGAAGAGCACGTAGTTCGGCTACTTTCATTTCCCGATAATGATGGTCAACCTTTCAAGGAACTTTGGTTTTACTACGGAATTGGAAATAATCGGGGTCTCTTGACGCCCAACCAGTTTGGTAATAAAGATCCGATCCAGGAACTTATTACTAACCTACGAGAGGATGGGTCAAAGGAGTCATATGAGCTTGCAAAGAAGCTTTATCCTAAGATGCGTACATACGCACCTGTTATCGTTAGGGGTGAAGAGGATAAGGGAGTTCAAATCTGGGGATTTGGAAAAACAGTCTACCAGGCTCTTTTGGGATTAATGCTCGATGAGGATTATGGAGATATTACAGATCCAAAGACAGGAAGGGATATTAAGGTATCTTGTATGAAGCAGCCAGGTAGAAAGTGGGCAATGACAGAGGTCAGGCCACGTGGAAAGCAGTCTCTACTTGCAGACGATGACAATCAAGCTAGTGAGTGGATTTCCGCCATTCCCAATCTAGATGACATTTATCAATGTAAGTCATATGATGAACTTTCAAAGATTGTTAACGACTGGCTTGGTGAGGATGATACTTCTGATTCTGACGGTACAGAAAATAATTTTTCATCTGACGGAACAAAGTCAACAAAGACTTCATCTGACGGTAAGTCGTATAGCAGTCTCGATGATGCTTTTGCAGACTTGATGGATGAGTAGTTTACTGATTTACGTTTAAAGTTCACAGCCCCGAAAGTTTTCGGGGCTGTTTGAACATTTACAATCTAAGATTGTATATTAAATCAACAAAGTACTCGGAGAAAGAATGGGAAAAGAAAACACGACTGAAGATTTTACACAAGACTTGATAAGATCTCTTAATAAGGACCACGGCCAGAGAGTTGCATATAATCTTTCTATTGATGAATCACCAACACATGTCAAGAGGTGGATCTCTACTGGGTCAAGATCACTTGATTATATTTGTTCAAATCGAAGAGGCGGCGGCTTACCTGAGGGGAGAATCGTAGAGATATTTGGACCACCATCTATTGGAAAATCACATATAGCTACTCAAATTGCTCGAAGCACGCAAACAATGGGAGGAATAGTTGTCTATATTGATACAGAGAATGCTACTAGTGTAGAAAATCTTCGAATGCTTGGGGTAGACGTTTCAAAGAGATTTGTGTACGTTGATACTCACTGCACAGAAGAGGTATTTCAGGTTGCAGAGTCAACAATAATGAAAGCAAAAGGAATGAATAAGGATGTTCCGATCACCATAGTATGGGATTCAGTTGCTGCATCATCACCAAAAGCAGAGCTGATTGGTGATTACGATAAAGAATCTATTGGTCTCCAGGCACGCGCAATATCAAAAGGAATGAGAAAGATAACAGGTGTAATAGGAGACCAAAATATTTTATTTGTTATTTTAAATCAAACTAGAACTAAAATCGGTGTCATGTATGGTGATCCCACAACCACGCCCGGGGGCAAGGCAATTCCTTTTCATGCTTCTACAAGAATCAAACTTGGTGCCGGTCAACAGATAAAAGACGGCGACGATGTTATCGGAATCCACGTTTCAGCAAAGACAATTAAAAATAAGGTCGCTCCCCCGTTTAGAAAAATTAATTTTGAAATACACTTTGGTGTAGGGATCAAAGAGCATGAGCAAATTTTTGATCTTTTAAGAAAAAATGGTCCAGAAATAATCGATGGGAAAGAAATATTAGTTTCAGGAACAGGATCTTGGAAAAAGTTGAATGTCACAGAAGTAGAAACAGGCGAGATCATTGTAGAGAAGAAATTTTACAAAGCACGATTCGATGAAATATTAGCTGACCCAAAGTACCAGTCCTATCTAGATGACTTGCTTGAAGTCGCAATGGTCAAGAAATTCAATTCCGACCCTGATATTGACGTAGAATCTCTTTCAGAGGTAGAAGCAGTAGCACTAGAGCTGGAAATGTCTGACCTGGAATAGCAATGCAGACCTGTCTAATAGTCGACGGACTAAATTTATTTACTAGGCATTTTATAGCAAACCCGGCTACTAGTGAAAATGGTGAAAGTATCGGAGGCATTACAGGTACACTGGGTGGAATAGCAAAGCTTTGTGAAAGATTCAGACCCGATAGAATAATCGTAGTGTGGGAATCTGGTGGCTCAGCTCGAAAAAGAGCAATATACAAGGATTACAAGTCAGGTCGAAGACCTCAGCGACTCAATAGATACTACGGCGACGATATTCCAAATACAGTCAATAATAGAAACTATCAGATAGAAACACTAATATCAATATTGTCAAATCTTCCAGTTGTTCAAATTTACGTTAAAGAGTGCGAAGCTGACGATGTTATCGGGTATATTTGTAGTTATAGTTTTAAAGAGTGGAAAAAGGTTATCGTCTCCTCTGACAAGGATTTTTATCAACTCTTGAATAAGAAAACCTTGATATACTCACCGACATGGAAGAAATTTGTTTCTTTTAAAGAGGTTAAAGAAAAATTTGGAATATCTGCTCAAAATTTCTGCCTCGGGAAATCAATTTGCGGTGACCCTTCAGACTCTATTCCCGGTGTAAAGGGCGCAGGATTTAAAACTGTTGCAAAGAGATTTCCATTTCTAATTGAAGAAAATTTTTTTTCAATTTCTAATATTATATCTGAGTGCAGGGAGAAGATAGAAAGTGGCTCTAAGGTAAAAGTTTATAAAGAGATTCTAGAATCTGAAGATGTCATAAGAAGAAATTGGAAATTAATTAACTTAGACACCAACGCATTGTCACATCATCAAATAAAAAAAATAACAGGTGCTATTGATACTTTTAGCCCTGCACGAAATAAAATGATAATACTAAAAATTTTAAAAAGAAACTCTATTCAAAATATTGACATTGATAGATTTTTTTCATCAATGAAATTACTCACATAAAGAGAATGTAAATGACAGAAGAAGCATATTTTAGCAAGTATGGCAAAACTTTTCAAGAAAAAATATTTCAAGCATTTATTGCAGATTCAAACTGGGCAGCCCAGATGATTGAAATAATGACTCCCACATATTTTGAAAAAGATTACTTAAAATATCTAACAGAGAATTATTTTTCATATTACGAAAAGTATAAGTGCTTTCCAACATTACCCTTGCTGGTAACAATAGTTAGGGATGATCTAAGGGAAGGAAATGATGTAATTTTAAGAGATCAGATAGTTGAATTTTTACATAGAGTTAAGACAAATCCTGATGTAGGTGATCTTTGTTTTGTAAAAGAAAAGTCACTTGACTTTTGTAAAAAACAGTCTCTAAAAGATGCGCTTGAGCAAGCAGTTGATTTAATTGCAACTGAAAAATATGACTCTGTTGTCACGCTGATGAAAGATGCAATTTCAAAGGGCCAACCGGCAACGCTCGGTCATGATTTTTTTAATGATTATGAGTCTAGGCTAGCTAAGATTACTAGATCTACAGTTCCGACAGGACTGATGCAGCTTGATAAAAAAGATATACTCAATGGCGGACTTGCCAGGGGTGAGCTTGGAGTTATTACAGCACCTACAGGAGTGGGAAAATCTCACTTTCTTGTTCACGTAGGCTGTGAAGCGCTTAGGGTTGGAAAAAATGTAATACACTATACGTTTGAACTTTCAGAAAGGGCAGTTGGATTAAGATATGATAGCAACCTTTGCAATATCGCAAGCAATGATGTGATTGATAGAAAAGATGAGGTCATCAAAAGTTACGAAGAAAGTGCACTAGGAAGGCTGATTATCAAAGAGTATCCGACGGGATCAGCAACTGTTATGACAATTAGAAATCATATTGAGAAACTTTTATTGAAAGGTTTCGTTCCCAGCTTAATTATAATAGACTACGCAGACATCATGAGATCTTCTCGATCTTACGATTCACTTAGACACGAGCTTAAGCTTGTCTACGAAGAGATAAGAAACCTTGCAATGGATATGAATTTTCCAGTATGGACAGCATCTCAGGCAAACAGAGATGCTTCAAATGCAGAAGTAGTTGGTCTTGAAAATATGGCTGAAGCATATGGGAAAGCAATGGTAGCTGACGTAGTTGTCTCTCTTTCTAGAAAGCCAATGGAGAAGTCAACTGGAGCGGGAAGGCTTTTTGTTGCTAAGAATAGAGCCGGGAGAGATGGAATACTTTTCCCAGTATATCTAGATACTTCAATGTCAAAGCTGAGTATACTTGAAAATGATTCTGAAATGTCACTTTCAGAGGTTGTTGAGTCAGATTCGATGGATATGAAAAATCTTTTGAAGAAAAAGTGGAGACAAGTTAATTCTTGAAGATATTATTCAATAATGGGAGGTAGAATGTTTAATTATAGTGACGCGCATGAGTCATGTCTAGATTATTTTAACGGAGATGATCTTGCATCAAATGTTTTTATAACAAAGTATGCACTAACTAACAGAGACGGAGATTTAATTGAGAAAAATCCAGATGACATGCATCGCAGGCTAGCAGGAGAATTTGCAAGAATAGAGTCAAAATATCCAAACGCAATGCAAGAGGGCGAGATCTATAGTCTTTTAAAGAATTTTAAATATATTGTACCACAGGGCTCTCCTATGTCTGGAATAGGAAATGATAATCAGATACAGTCAATATCAAACTGCTTCGTTATTGAAGCACCGCATGACTCATACGGAGGTATCTTAAAGTCAGATCAAGAGCTCGTACAAATCGCAAAACGACGCGGCGGCGTCGGATTTGATATATCAAATATTCGCCCAAAGGGGATGACGACAGGTAATGCTGCTAGAACTACAGACGGTATTGAAGTTTTTATGGATAGGTTTAGCAATTCATGTAGAGAAGTAGCACAAGGAGGGCGCAGAGGAGCTCTAATGCTTACAATCTCAGTTCATCATCCGCAAATTAGAGATTTTATAAAGATAAAGAGAGATTTAAAAAGAGTCACAGGCGCAAATATTTCAATTCGTGTTACTGACGAATTTATGAATGCAGTTAAAAAAAATAAAAATGTCGAGCTCAGGTGGCCAGTTGACTCAGTGAATCCTGATGTTTCAGCTGAAATAAGCGCAGAAACTCTATGGCATGAGCTTATTGAGTCTGCGCACGAATCAGCAGAGCCAGGAATATTGTTTTGGGATACAGCAAAGAATATGACACCTTCTGATATATACACAGACTCGGGCTTTGGTTCTGAATCAACAAACCCTTGCGGCGAGATTATTTTATCTCCATATGATAGCTGCAGGCTTATGCTTGTTAATCTCTCTTCATTTGTTACAAACAAATGGAAAGAAACAGCAGAGTTTGATTACGGTGAGTTTGCTAGAAAAGTACAAAAAGCACAGAGATTAATGGATGACATGATTGATCTTGAAATAGATCAAGTTGATAAAATTTTAAGAAAAATTGAAAATGATAAAGAGCCCGAGTCAGTTAAATATACTGAAAAAAATCTATGGCAAAATATCAAAAAGCAAGCTGTTCAAGGAAGAAGAACAGGCTTGGGAATCACAGGTTTGGGTGATACACTTGCAATGCTTGGGATCAAATACGGATCAGATAAGTCAATCGAAGTGACAGAGGAAATTTATAAGTGGCTGGCGATTAACTCTTACGAATCTTCAATTATTCTCGCTAAGGAGAGAGGATCTTTTCCAGTTTGGAATGCTAAAAAAGAGAAAGATCACCCGTTTGTTTCAAGAATTATTCATGAGCTTCTGCCTCATCGAATTGATGATTATAGAAGGTATGGAAGAAGAAATATTGCAAATACGACCACGGCGCCGGCTGGCTCAGTATCAGTACTTACGCAGACATCATCAGGGATTGAACCGCCGTTTATGTTGCATTATTCACGTCGAAAAAAGCTGACAGGCCAAGATGTAGACGGTCGAGTTGACTTTATTGATAATAGCGGCGACAAATGGCAAGAATATACAGTTTATCATCATGGGTTTAAGAATTGGATGAGCTACACTAGTAGTGAAGATCCAAATGCTCTGAGCGGACTATCTGATGAAAAGATAGCTGCACTGAGCCCATATTCAGGTGCAACTTCAAGTGAGATTAACTGGGTGGCAAAAGTTAAAATGCAAGCAGCAGCACAGAAATGGGTGTGCCATGCAATTTCAAATACTACGAACCTTCCTAAAGATATTGATGTTGAAACTGTTAAAGATGTCTATATGAAAGGATGGGAGCTTGGGTGTAAGGGTGTTACTGTTTACCGTGAAGGTAGTAGATCAGGCGTACTTGTCTCACCTTCAGCCTCAAAAGATAAGCAAGGTAGCTTAAAGACAAATACAGCACCTAAAAGACCTGATGCCCTGAAGTGCGATATTCATCAGGCTTCTATTTCAGGAGAACCATGGACAATAATTGTTGGGCTTATGAAAGGAAGGCCGTACGAAGTATTTGGCGGAAAGTCAGAATATGTTGAAATTTCAAAAAAATATAAGTCTGGATATTTAACAAAGAAGCCTAGAAAGACTATGAATTCAAAGTATGATTTAATGTTTGGAGATGACGGAGGCGAAATACACGTCAAGGATATTGCTACAGTATTTGATAATCCAAACCACTCTGCTTTTACAAGAACAATATCACTAGCTTTAAGACACGGCGCTCCGGTTCACTACGTATGTGAACAACTTCATAAAGATAAAGATGCAGACCTCTTTAGCTTTTCCAAAGTTATCGCAAGATGTCTCAAAAAGTACATTACAGACGGAACAAAGGCAAGCAATGGCGTTTTTGATATAGCATGCTGTGATAATTCTAATATAGTTTACCAAGAAGGCTGCGCAACCTGCATGTCGTGTGGACATGCAAAGTGCGGATAAAACAATAGAAATGCCTATAACCATAACGAAAGCTGCCAAAGATAAAATTAAATCTTTGCTAATCCAGAATCAAACAGAAGATTATTATCTTCGTATCGGAGTGCAAGGCGGCGGATGTTCTGGGTTTATGTATAATCACGAGATTATTGATAAAATAAACAAAAGTGATAAAGTGTTTGAATTTGACGATATTAAAATTTGTGTAGACATAAAGTCTTATTTGTTTCTCAGCGGAATGCAAATAGACTATGAAGAAAACCTGCTCAAATCAGGTTTAGTATTTAATAACCCAAATGCAGAAAGATCTTGCGGCTGCGGTGAATCATTTAACTTTAGGGCAAAAATATGAACTGGACAAGCATAGTTTCTCCGCTTATAAAAGAAATTGAATTAAGAAAAACACCTATCATAATAAGGGTTAATAAGTTTGACGAAGAGTCAGCGAAGAAATTTTCAGATCAAATGGCACTTGCTCATAATACTGGGCAGAAGGTAATTCCTGTTGTCATTGACTCTTACGGTGGACAAGTTTATTCTTTGATGTCGATGATAGGTGTAGTCAATGCCGCAGAAATTCCCGTTGCAACGATCATTGAAGGGAAGGCAATGTCTTGCGGTGCTATTTTATTTAGTTACGGAGAACAAGGTCTTAGGTTTATGGATCCTGACGCAACAATTATGATTCACGATGTAAGTAGCATGGATCTTGGAAAAGTCGAGGAGCTCAAGGCTAGTGCACAAGAAGCAGATCGTCTTAATACGAAAATTTATACAATGATGGCTCGAAACTGTGGAAAAAAAGATGACTATTTCATGAAAATTGTTGATAAAAAGAAACATGCAGATTGGTTTCTTGACGCAGCAGAGGCAAAGAAGCACGGGCTTGCAAATCAAATTAGAATTCCCAAGCTTTCTATCTGCGTTAATGTAGATATTGAATTAGAATAATTGAAAAAGAGAATATAAGATGGATAAAGATTTTTATAATAAATCAAGTGCAGACAGTTTAGGCTGGAAGCCTTCTTGGTTTGAGTGCGAAGAGTTTGACTTTAATTTAGTAAAAGCGGTACAGAAATGGCAAAAAGCTCATGGATTGACTGGAGACGGGCTTGTTGGCCCGATGACGTATCGAAGAATATGGACCGAAAGAGAGGCCAATATTTCAGACTATGAGCCTAGAAAAATTTCTTATTCTTCTTATAGTAATCATCATATTGTTCACAATGGGCGCTTTATTCCAATTGAATGGAACAAGGTTGTTCTATGGGATGAGACTGATGGGTTCAAGGCGAATAAGGGTTGTTATACTGATTATTCTGGTAAGCCTGATCGCAAGCCAACTATGTTTGTGAACCACTGGGATGTTTGTTTATCAGCGGAGTCGTGTGCAAATGTGTTAAATCGTCGAGGTATTTCAGTTCATTTTTTGATTGATAATGACGGAACGATATTTCAAATGCTAGATACACAGCACAAAGCTTGGCATGCAGGTATTCCAAGATACGAGGGCGGAAATCTAAAAGGCATAGGCGTAGAGATCTCCAACGCATATTATACAAAGTATCAAGATTGGTACGTCAAGCACGGCTTTGGTGAAAGACCAATTCAAGAAAATGCCTGGGTGCATGGAAGAAAGAAAGATCCATTTTTAGATTTTTATCCAGTGCAGCTTGAAGCGCTTAAAGCTTTGTGGAAAGCGATTCATATCGGGGTTGGTATCCCGCTTGAATATCCAAAAAACCCAGAAGGGTATATCGAGACCAGCGTTCATAAAGATTGTGAAAGAGGAAAATTTAATGGATTCTGCAACCACTACAACTTTATCAAAACAAAAATTGATTGTGCTGGTCTTGATCTTCCTTCTCTTCTAGGGGATGTGAAAAATAGTCCTATTTATTGCTTAGACGATTAAAGTTTTCATAGATGATAAATATTTAAACTTTAGGATCTAAAAGTGAAAATTACTTTAAGTCAATTACGATCTCTAGTATTGGAGTCTCTTAGTGTAGAAGATCTTGAAGATGTAAGACAGACTGCACATCTTGTTCACATGGGACAGAAACGAAGAGACGATACGCCTTATATTTCTCACCCTGAGGAAGTTTACAATATTACAAGAGCATTTTATCCAGAAGATACGTCTGCACAAATGCTAGCACTTTTACATGATACGATCGAAGATACTGAAGAAGTTGGGAATGTTTCAAGAGAAGAGGCGTATGAAATGATCCAGGCATCTATTCATGATGAAAAACAATTAGCAGCAATTATCAACGCACTTCAGTTATTGACACATGATAAATCAATTCCTTATGACGATTATCTTCAGGCAGCTCTTTATAATAGAATAGCTGGAAGGGTGAAGATATCTGATTTAATTCATAATTTATCTCACAGCCCTAGCCAGAGCCAGATTAGAAAATACAGGAATGCACTGGAAGACGTAAGAATTCCAAAACACATTAATAGATCACAGCTTTCTACTTTGACGAAAATATTAAAAAATAGCTAGTTGTAAAATAACAGAATCTTTTATTAAAATAAATAATGGAATGGATTCCACCAAAATCTCCTTATAATTTAATCCAAGAGCAACTATGGGAAGATCCATGGAAAATATTTGTTGCTTGTATATTTTGCAATTTAACAAAGAGGGTGCATGCTGAACCGTACATGTGGGAATTTTTCTCTCGATATCCAACACCAAACATTGCATCAAGAACATGTCCAGAAGAGATTCAAAAAATGATCCAGCCGCTAGGGTTGTCTGGAAGACGTTCTAAGACCCTGGTTAGAATGTCTAATGATTACTTGCAAAAGAATTGGAAAGATCATCCAGAAACTCTCTATGGGATCGGAAAGTATGCTTCTGATGCTTATCGTATATTCTGCACTGGCGAATGGAAAGATGTTGAGCCAAAAGACGGTGCGCTAGTATCATATCATAATTTTTTAAAATTATATAGTCCTGACGCTCTTTAAAGAAATATTTATTAAACATGGACTACACTAGAAGAAATGCTTCAATGATATTTGAGCACATTAAGATCAACGAGGCTGAAGAAGAAGATGTCGAGATAGCAGGATTTGATATCAACGAAACGCTAGATCCAAATATCTGGGAATCTAGCCAGAATATGAATCAGGAGGTCAGAGATAGACTTTTAGAAGTTTCAGATGATTTTATTGCTGGGCTTCCTTTTGATGTAGACATTGATGATATTAAGCTAACAGGATCATTGGCAACATATAACTGGTCAAAATTTTCTGATGTTGATCTTCACATTGTTGTTGATTTTTCTACAATCGACGATGACGAAGAGCTTGTTAAAGACTATTTCAATGCTAAAAAGACAGTCTGGAATCTAAGACACGAGATCTACATACACGACTACGAAATAGAGATCTACGTTGAAAATGTAGGAGACAAGCATATAGCGCAAGGAATTTACTCAATTCTTAATGACGCGTGGATCAAAAAGCCAGAAAGAGAATTTTTTGAGATAGATGAGGAAGAAGTTAAAAAGAAAGCTTCATCAATAATGTCTCAAATAGAATATATTGAAGAAGTGGCTGCAGGAGATCCCCTAGACGCGGAGAAGCTTGCAGAGAGGGCAAAAGAAAAAATTAGAAAGATGCGACAAGCAGGTCTTGATTCTGAAAAAGGAGTCTATTCTGTAAAAAATATCGCTTTTAAAGTTCTAAGAAGAAACGGGTATCTTGAGAGATTAAGCAACGTCAAAACACAGTCTTACGATCGTGTCATGTCTCTAGCGGGAGAGTAGGAATATATGATTATTACAGAGAAAAAACTGAGACTCATTATTCGCGAAGAGCTTTTAGTAGAACAATCATATGATGCTTACACGCATGACCAAATTATATCTTCAGTAAATCGTGCACTTGAGATACTCAATATTAATAATAGCACATTGAGAACCTTTATGATAAGAATAGCTCGGCAAGAGTCCGGGGGAAATCCAGCAGGGGAAGAAGGTATAACTGGGTACGACTCAAATCCATTCCAGCTTGATGAGCCGTCGATAGTTGAAGTAAAGACTAATATAAATATGGGAAAATGGAGAAGATTTATTAATAATAAAGAAGGTCAAAAACCTGCAAATCTTAGTCAGCTTGTTGAAGATCAGGATAGCTCTGCTATCAGGGATAGCAGTACTCTCAGTGCTTTGTATGCAACACTTTATATTCTGTGGCGAATGAAAGCATGGAAACCAGGAACAGAAATTAATCCACCGTCAAATCTTAAATCACAGGCTGATTTTTGGAAGAAGTGGTATAACACTTCGGCAGGAAAAGGTAGGGCATGTGAATTTATTGAAAAGAACGGTGGAAGTCCTTGCCCAAGTTAAAGCTACATACCGCCAAGTATTGATATTGCTATAAGTCCAGGTAGCTTATCTTTCACGTAAACACCAGAGAACAGGGTATTAGTTCTTCCACCAACATATGAGAATGCTGCTTCTATCTTATTGCTTACAGATGGATCTGATGCCATATCTGGTGTAACAACGAGAAGCATCACACCTGTAGCTGATTTCTTAGCAGGCGCAGGGCACGGAGAGGATTTTATACAACCTTGATATACCGTAGACCCTAAGTCTCTGTCTGAAACGTCTCTGACAACTGTGCTTCCCACCATCATTCTTCCAGGCTGACCTAGACATTTCTCAAGATCTTTTGAGTCAAATGTTTGAATTGGAGATTTTTCTTCCGCTAGCTTTAAAACTTGAGAAATTAGCTTTGCAAAGTTTTTATTCGCCGCGGGATACATTTCAATCATTCCAACCTTGCCTCTTAAAAGCTTAAGCTGTCTTTCGTTATCTAGAACAATATGCGGTGAATCTTTTACATCATCTAGCAAGATATCACAGTTGCTAGATATTGTTGGATTTAAAAGCTCTTGCGATGATGGCTTCGTAACAACATAAACAACTTTTCCACTCGATCCAGCAGATTTCATGTACCTTTCAAGAGAAGAGTTTAGACTGTGACAAGCACTTCCTGTCCCTCCGCCGCCACCCGCAAGAACGAATAGCCAGTCAACTTTTCCAATTCGAGTTCTTAGTGCATCTTCTACTAGTGCACCGTTATCACTTAGAACATCCTTGCCCAGGGCCACATCTTTTCCTACGCCATCAGCCCCAGGAACAAGAAGAAAGTGGTCTGCTGGAACATCTGCAGGCTGGTCCTTTTCAGTAGTATTTATCAAAAGAGTCTTGTTAAAGCCAAGATCGAGAAATGCTTTTGCTAACTTTCCACCACCCCCGCCAACACCTAAAAATGCACAAGAAATTGCAGAAACTGCTTCATTATCAGGAAGCATTTTTTCATTTGTAGATGCAGGATCTTCATCATACGCTTCTACAAAGTCAAAATCATCATTGAAATCATTATTTTCAACTTTTTCAGTTTTCGAATTAGCACTATCAGAAAGCTCTTGGCTTTCAATATTTGAATCAACGCTATCAGTCATAGTAAACTCCTATTAGATACTTATTGGGTAATGATAAGTATTCAACTATACGAGTGTTTTAACTTTGAAACTTTCTCAATCTTGCAACACTGTCAGTTACAGTAACATATGTCTGATGTGTAACCCAGTCTCCTGAGTTTATATACGTTTTGATATTCTGATTTTCATCAACCCAGATAATTGCCTCTGGTATATGTGTGTGACCCATAATAAAGACGTCAATTTTTGGATGGTGCCGGAGAATATTAATTACAGATCTTAGTTTATGTTTTTTAATCTGGATTTCTGTCCACCATGTTGTGAAGTCAAAGTTGAATGTGAACTCAAGCATATTTTGTATGACAGATAAAAGCTTAACAAATACTCTATTTGCCAATGCTCCCTTGTCGTATGCATTACCGTGCTCTACTCTAAATTTTCTACCATCCTCCTCGAAGTCATATCTTTTAACAAACTCAATGCCTATTAGTTTTTTGCCCACCACACCGGCAAGTCCTTCATCATGATTTCCAACAACATAGATAACTTTTTTTGCCTCGCTCATCTTTTTTAATATCTTGAGGCATCTTTCTGTAAAGACAGGTATCTTTATAAAATCTATTATGTCACCAGCAAGAATTAATTCATCGCATTCTACATTTTCCAAAAATGAAAGAAGCTCACTTGATTTATAAAACTTAGTTCCGATGTGTGTATCTGATATGATAACTCTTTTCATTGAACAAATATGAAACCTTATATTAATATTATATACAGGGTAGAGAGGTGTACCATTCTAAAACTTGCAGAATGTAAAAATAATCAGTATGTTTTACGACAGGAATACACTAATGTTCTTTCCGTATATAATCACAATTATGACACTAATTAATAGGAGATGACATGTCTGATATAGAAAATATTGAAATGTGCCTGGATGACGAGGTCATTGGCCAGCTTGCAAAGCTTCTTCAGCTTGCTATTTTGACTGGAACCGATATTATTGATAACCTAAGAATGCTTAGGGTAACTTTTAATGATGAAACGGGAACTCTTGTTCTTACAGATGAATATAGAGCGACATCAGAGAGCAATATTGAAAAGCTAATGAAGGTCGCTGTTGGGCCCGAGGAGCTCGGAGACAATTAAAATGCAAGATAGACTTTCTGAAATATTTGAGAGAAGAGAGCTATTTATGAACAATCTTAGAAAAAGCATGCCTGAGAGTTCACCGCAGTGGCCTGTTGATTTATCTATCAAGAAGAATCAGCAGCATGTTAGAGATATGGCACTCAGAGGAGTAGAGGAAATGTTCGAAGCAATTCAGCATCTTAAAAACTGGAAACCTCACAGACAGACAGAGGTAAGAGGTTTTGATCGGGATGAATTCCTAGAGGAGATAGTTGACGCGTTTAACTATTTTTTATCTATACTTGTTTTGACTGGATTTTCTGCAGATGAACTAATGGATGCATATCGAAAGAAGGATAACATCATCAATAAAAGGCTGGAGACAGGATATTGAAAATACTTGAGCTTTTTTACGATCAGAAAGTTTTTTCTGATTTAATCGGCACTCCAGATAGCATGACTGATTACGAAAGAGACGAAATGACTAAGGATCTTTCTCTAGCGTTGCACACAGAGGTGAGTAACTTGGTATCAGCTACTAGCTATAGGCCACACACGAATGAAAAAGTTGATCCAGATCCAGATAAAATACTTTTTGAATCTGTAGATGTTATTAGATACGCAATTGCAATAATGAATCTCTGGGGAGTTAAACCTGGTGAATTTGAAAGCGCATGGAAGTTAAAAGATGAATATCTTACATCGTTTAGAAATATTGAGAAAAATAAATGGGAAGGTCAAAAAGTTGCTATAGTTGATATGGATGATGTTTTGTGTGAATTTAGGCTTTGTTTTGCAAATTGGCTTAATAAGACTTATAATATTAATGCAGACGTTAATTCAAAAGAGTATTACTTTATAGAAGATTTAAAAAATGCAGGTATTAATCCAGAAGGGGTATTTGATAAGTTTATAAGTGAAGGTGGCTTTGGAAATCTTTCTCCGGTAGACGGAGCTTGTAAGTTTATGAAGAAGCTAAGGAGTGATGGTTATTTTATTCATATTTTAACTGCTAGGCCAAAAAGCAACTTAAGGTGTCTATACGATACACACGCCTGGCTTAAAAGACATGATATTGTTTTTGATAGATTGGATTTTGCATCTGAAAAGCTGAGATGGTGCATGCAATCACAGTACTGGATGCTGGGTTCAATTCAGTTTGCAGTTGATGATTCTCCCAAGCATGTTGCTGAATATGCAAAGCATGGTGTAAAAGTTTATATGCCCCCTAAGTCTTACAATCATGAAGCGCAGCAGCTAAAAAATGTTGATACATACACAAAACTTAATGAAATTTGTCTAGTTCACAATTCAGGCTGAGAAAATACTTTTTTACATGCATAATTAAACATGTGAAATTTGAGATATGATAACTCAATTTAAATTATAAAAGCTAAAGAGGACATGATGAAGCTTACTAGAAATCGACTAAAGAGAATTATTAACGAAGAGATCGCAAGGGCAACTAGAAAGAGATCTCTCGTTCTTGAGTCTGATGAAATTATTCATATGGCAGGCGACGTAGGCTGGGAATATAAAAAATTTGGAGATCTTTGGCACACTAGAAAACAGGGGTCAGATGGAGAGTGGATATCAATAAGTGATAATGCAGAGGCTGTCGCTACTATTGAAGCAGCAATTGATTCAGAAAGAATAGTTACAGTTCCAGATGTTGAACCTCTTCCAGACAAGATATACCTAAGTGACGGAAGCGGACTACGTGCACCCTTTACATGCTCACTAGCCACAGCGATGCAGAATTGGCCTGGGCGTGAAGACCTCCGCTTTTATGATAAATCTGCAATGGCAATGCTTCGTAAAGTATACGAGCAGATGGGTGGACCCCCTAAGGTAACCTGGACTTACGAGAATAACAAAGTTGTTCGGGGATCAGTTGAAGTTGCAGGCCTGGGTAGAGAGATGACTCGTGACGAGCAGGATCAGATGGAGATGGCCATCCGCTTCTTAATGAACGCGTCAAGGAAGAACAGAGACTCATACATGCCAGACGGTGTATATTATGAGGAAATAGATCGTCCGGTTGACAGTCGAATGTGGCACGAAGAACTGGCGAACGGAGATTTTAATTGCGGGCCCTTTTCTTCTAAATGGTCAAGAGAAAAATAGAAATATTTACAATTAATTTTGTAAATACACAGCACACCTGGTATATTTTTATTGGTTAACAAGGGAGAAAACCAATGATTCTTGCCAGTATTATTTTTCTATCAACATCAGTGTTTGCAAATGATGCAGATGTTAAAAGCACACACGGCCATGAGGTACCTGATGCTATTACATACACGACAACAAATAGTCCGTGCCTCGACGCAGTCTTGGTAAACATTTCTTCAAGAAAGATTTGTAAGATTAAGACAGATACACGTGAAGATCGAATTGGATATTATTGCCAGGCAGATCATCGCCCTCTTACTCATAATTTTTTCGAAGGCACTACATTCTGGGTGTACACCGATAATAACATTAAGCCGAAACCGCACTATTCTTTTTACTGTGAAGATAGTGATCTATCTATTTTCTATTACTAATAGCTAAATTATTCATTTTTTTGAAAAAATGAGTAGAAAATTACCCTTAGAAGTCATATTTAGTTTTAAATTAGCAGATTTTATAAGGGTGATTTTTAACAATGAAACTAAATAGAAAAAATCTTAGATCAATTATATACGAAGAGATGCGCAGGTCTCTTAGAGAGGGTTCTGATCAGACGCCCATGCAGGCGAAAGCATATTTAACTTTTTACGCAGCTGATAAATTAAACCTCGGATCTACACAGATGCAGAAGATTGCACAGGCACTCAAGAATGGCAAGTACGGGGCAGCAGTCCTCGCGGGTCAATCTGGAGGAGGCGCTTTCGATGCTGATACTGCGAATGCCAAAGTTGGGCTAGACGAACTCAATGATGCAATACTTAGCTCAGTCTCTGGCGAGGCAGAGGACGCATACTTGGACAAGAGGAGTGAATCCTGGGCGGACGGTTTCCGATATATCCGCGCTCTCTCTTCCCGCTTCGCGGAGGTACGGACACTCCTGCATTCCCTCACAACAACAACGAACACAACAACAGCAGGCAAAACAGCAGTTACAGTTACTGGTGAGATGATTCTAGAAGCTGCTATAGTGATTTCAGACAAACAAGGGCTGAAGTCCTCTTGATGCTATAAACTAAGCATATTGTTTGTAAAATAGTTGCATTAAAGTTATAATAAAGGCATGGAAGGAGGTTTTCCATGTTTAAGAAAATTATTTGTTTGGGCCTTGCTGGCAGTCTATGTGTTGGTATTGCAATTAGCAAACCCCCAGCTATTATTTTAGGCGAAGAACGAGCCAACTACTTGACAAAGAGTATAAGCTCTCTTGAAAATATTGGATTTAATCAGATAACAGAAGGTTATCGGATTGAGTCTTCCGACGGTGCAGACTTCTTGATCTATTCTTCTCTTACGGGAACTAAGAGAGATCTTGAAAAGTTTGACACCGAGGTACGGGATGCTTCTCAATATATCTCTGATGAGCTATTTGAGAAAGAAATACTGACTGACTGTGCTAGGGAGAATATTCACCCTTCGTCCACAGATGGAACTTTGCATTTTGTTGGCACAGATCTGGCTGATCTTCGAGACCCGAATATGATGACACATCGGGAGAGAACTGATGTGATCTCAGAGTATCCTAGTGATCTCGTCTATGATATGTCAGGTCTGGCTTTCGTCTTTGTTTGTATTGATTGCCCTGAGATTGAGAGGCGAAGTGCTATAGTGAGAGAGATGATGTACTACTGGTCTGATCAGTGCAGTGTAGATGAGAATGAGATTCAAGATCTCGTTAATAAGATTGAAAATGATTTTATAGAGTCAAGAGAAAATATTTCAAATTAATTTTAAATATTTTTAATTTTTAAAGATTGCATAGGCGGAAACTCCGCCTATTTTTTTTATCTTTGATACACGTTGTCTACATTTATTATAATATCTCTACTGACACAGGAGGCACAATGCCACAGAATAAGAGGCTAGAACCCGTTTCATTTCCCATGAATCTGAGGTTTGATGAAAAACCTACAACCAATTTTAAGAATGATCTAGATTCAATTAATATTGAGTTAATGGATCATCCAGATCCAATCAGGGCAAGAAGGATGGTTTACCAGTTTATCAACGCAACGTGGGAAGATGAGCCCGGGATGCACAGTCCGGACAATGTTCAGGACTGGAAGCTTTTTCAGGCACTCGAGGCTGCATTACAATTCAAGGCATTACCAACTGTCATGGAAACACTTGATTTCACATTTAGAATTGAGGGAATTGATGTTCAGACTGTAACACATTTAATTAGACATCGGACCGGATCTTTTTCTGCACAGTGCACAGGTGACAGGTGGCAAACTCATGCCAACGCTCTTGTTCCAGGACCGATTCAAAACAGTCCAGAGCTTTATGAAAGATGGAAAAAGGTAGTCAATGATGCAAAAGAGCTCTATTGTGACATGATTGATACGCGTAAGATTTCCATAATGGATGCTAGGACTGTTCTTCCAAAGTGTCTCGAAACTCATTATTACGCTAGGTTTAATCTAAAAGACCTTTTAAACTTTATCAGGCAGAGAATGGACAAGCAAATCCAGCCAACTACTGATAATATTATTGCATACCAGATGTATCTTGCAGTTGCCAGGATTTTTCCAGAAGTTACAACTGTAATCAATATGCACTCACCTTCGCGACACTATGTTGCAACAGCTAGGACTGGAAAGGCAACAAATCTTTACTGGCCAGATTCAGATTCAGATAAGTTTGACTGGCACCCGGAAGACTTTATCTATGCTGGATACAGAGACCAGATAAACGGAACAGATCCGGAGCTTGGTCACAGAAGTAATTTTAAGTTCGATAAGCTTGCACATGAGTATGATCAGAGAATTTCTGAGATTGTTGAAAGTTACAATGGCTGGAAAGAAGAAGTTGGTTTCGAATCTCCCTAGACGTGCTTATGGATTTTAACAAATCTTTTGAAGTAGTAGAGCTCTGGCTTTTAGAAAAAGGATACGATGTTTTATTGGAAACTAGCGGAGAAGATGCAGTTTATTTTGGATGTAATGTAGTTATAATTAATAGTAGAAAACATATTGAAAAAAGGCTCTACACTCTTCTTCACGAATGCGGTCACATATTAATAAATAATAATAACTCTTCTGACAGGGTTTTCTCTCTGAGTCATGATACTGATGCTGTTATGGGAAGAAAAGTTTCAAGAAAAAGAAGAATTGCAAAGCTTGCAGAGGAAATTGAAGCGTGGAAACGCGGTGAAAGTCTTGCAAAAAGGCTAAGCATCAGAATAGACGAAGATAAATTTGATAAGATGCGTGCTGATGCTATAATGAGCTATGTCGAATGGGCAAGAGACTGAGTCTCTTCTTCCTGGACTTTTTTAATATTCGTATATAGTTTAGTTAAAAATCTCTCTAGAGATTTTCTATCATCTTTAAGATATTTTCTATAGTCGCCAACAACACCTTTTATTTTTGAATCTCTACGCTTAATAAGATCAAGAGCTTCATCTGGCGTGTATTCGTCCAATAGATGTTCTGATGCTTCATACGCAAATGCATCTATTTCATTATGTAGAGAAAGATATCCTGGACGACCAGGTACAGTTTCAGGAGGCTTTCTTCCGCATCTTTTTTCCCATTCTTCTGGGTCCGTTACTTGAATCTGATTTGGATCACACTGGAGCTCTTCCCATGCTTCTTCTTCGCTGATTCCTTTTTTGGCTGATTGACTTTTAAGCTGGTTATAATGCACAAGTTCATGATTAATTGTTCTAGATATTATTTTAACAAGCTCTTCTGGATCAAGTGCATTTATATCATAATCATCTGCGACTGGCCTAAATTCAAGCCATACAATATGCTTACCTTTTTCTGGACCTCTATATTGACCTCTCATCATCCAGTTGTTAGGATATCCCCCATATTGATCGTCTGGACCTAGAGTATACAATTCATCGTCAGTTACACTCAAGATAAAGTACAGATCTGTATTAAGATCTTTTGCTGCATCATTTAATGCATCCATGAGAATTTCAATTGCAGGTGTCGACCAAGTAGAATCATCAACAAGATCAACATTACTTTCTTTGTGCGGCATTTCCCAGAATTTTGAGTTCCTAATTGCCTGGAATATTCCCGATGTAATTAATTTATCAGGTGCAGTAGACTCATAAAGATAAATCTCTTCCTTGATAATTTTACGCAATTGTCTGGATGTGATCTTCATTTTTTTACACTCATTCATAATTATGTATTTTTTTTATGTTTAGTTAAAAAATCATAGTAAATAGTGATATAATCATATCACCGATTAACATGGAGGTATTTAAATGAAAGCTTACATTGCAAGCTCATGGTTCAACCCAGTTGCAAACCAGGAGGTTGATGATATTATTAACACTCTGGAGACAAATAACTTTGAGGTTTTTTCACCTCGTGATTTTTTTGTGTGTCCGCCCACAGCGGATCTTGCAACACAGAAGTCTACATATGAGGGAAATCTTGAGCATCTTAATAGATGCGACTTTATGGTGTGCAATACACACGGAAAAGACATGGGGTCTATTTTTGAAGCAGGCTATTTTAAGGCACTTGAAAAGCCAATTGTTTATTTTTGTGCAGGTTTGCCTGAAGGTGCATCATTTAATCTTATGTTAGCACAGAGTGGAATAAAAGTTTGCACTTCTGTAGATTCACTTGCCGACTATCTTTCAAGGTGTGATGCAGAAGGAAAACTTCTTTTTGAACCATACTACGGAAATATTGAATAAAATAATATTTTTAGTTTTCACATCGTATTTTGTGATTAAATTTTAAATCTAACCAGGAGGTATATATGGGAAAGGTTGTAGGTATTGACTTAGGAACCACAAATTCATGCATTGCAATTGTGGAGGGAAAGAATCCGTGTGTTATTTCAAATGAGGAGGGAAGTAGAACTACTCCGTCTGTCGTTTCATACGGGAAAGATGGAGACAGGCTTGTGGGTGTTGCAGCCAGGCGCCAAGCCATAGTAAATCCGCAAACCACGATCTACTCAGTAAAAAGATTTATGGGAATGAAGTTTAATGATGTAAAAAACGAAGTGTCGAATGTCCCGTATGATGTTAAGGAATTATCAGGTAGCGGATGTGGAATCGGAATCGAGGGAAAAACACTTTCCCCTCCGGAAATTTCAGCCCAGGTTCTTCTTAAGCTTAAAAGAAGTGCAGAGAGATATTTAGGAACTACTATTACTGAAGCTGTCATTACTGTACCTGCATATTTTAACGATGCACAGCGACAAGCTACAAAGGATGCTGGTCAGATTGCAGGGCTCGATGTCAAGCGCATCATCAATGAGCCCACTGCAGCAGCACTAGCATACGGTATGGATAAAGCGGGAGAGCAAACAATTGCAGTTTTTGACCTGGGTGGGGGTACATTTGATATTTCTGTTTTGGAGATATCTGACGGAGTTGTTGAAGTTATTTCAACAAATGGTGATACACACCTGGGGGGAGATGATGTTGACCAGCTATTAATTGATTGGCTCTTTAAGAAATTTAAAGAAGATACAGGTATTGATATTAGCAGTGATAGTATGGTTATACAGCGTGTGAGAGAAGCAGCAGAAAAAGCAAAGATAGAGCTTTCAAGTGCACAGCAGACCGAGATTAACCTTCCCTTTCTAACGGCAGATTCTTCGGGTCCCAAACACCTTGTTGCATCTCTTTCTCGCTCTCAGTTTGAAAGAATGATTGAAGCCTTTGTGAGCAAGACCCTAGCACCTGTTAGAAACGCTCTAGCTGATGCAAGTCTCAAACCTGGCGATGTCGACGAAGTAATATTAGTTGGCGGTTCTACAAGAATACCTGCTGTTCGAGAAGCTGTTGAGAAATACTTTGGTAAAAAATCAAATAGCTCTGTTAATCCTGATGAAGTAGTCGCTCTTGGTGCAGCAGTCCAAGGTGGCGTATTTTCCGGTGATGTAAATGATGTATTGCTTCTAGATGTTACGCCTCTTTCTCTTGGAATTGAAACTCTAGGGGGTGTAATGACAAGGTTGATTGAAAGAAATACCACAATTCCATGTACGCGGAGTGAGACATTTAGTACTGCAGTAGATAATCAAAGCGCAGTAGACGTTCATGTGCTGCAGGGAGAAAGAGATTTTTCTTCAGATAACAAGACATTAGGGAATTTTCAGCTTGCAGGAATCCCACCTGCACCTCGTGGAACTCCTCAGGTTGAAGTAAAGTTTGACATCGACGCAAATGGAATAGTTAGTGTCTCAGCGACAGATAAGGTGACAGGAAAAGAACAGTCAATTACAATTACATCAAGCGGAAGTCTGTCAGATGAAGAAATTAGCAGAATGGTCACAGAAGCAGAAGAGAATCAGGAAGAGGACAAGAGAAAGTTAAAGATTATATCTGAGAGAAATAAGCTAGATACACTTGTCTATCAGTCACAAAAGATGATAGATGAAAATGGTGAAAATATCTCTAGCGAGATTTCAGAGAAGATAACAGCATCCCTTGAAACAGCTCGCGATGCACTTGATAGTGACAATATAGAGAGCTTAGAGTCCGCGTATAAATCGCTAGAGGGCGTCTTGCACGTAGCAAGTCAGGAAATATATAGTCAAGCTCAGGAAAATAGTGATTCAGTTGAGAACGAAGACAGCTCAGATGATATTGTTGATGCTGAGTTTGAAGAAGCATAATTTCGTGTAAATTTGATCAATTTATTTTATAATAAATTGAGGAATATAAATGTCATCTATTATCATGCCAAAAAGATTTGTTGGCTTGCACGCCCACTGTGGAACAGGAAGCCCGTATGACGGTCTTGGGTACCCTAACCAGCATATTGATTTCGTGCTTTCAAATGAAATGAATGCATGGGCCCTGACTGACCACGGAAACGGAAACGGTCTTGCTCATGCGCATGCATATGCAAAGAAGTTAAAGAAACAAGGTAGAGAGTATCGTCAAATTTACGGTGTTGAGTTTTACTTTGTACCTTCACTTTCTGAGTGGCGTGTATTGTATGAGGCTCATCGCGAAGAGGTCAGGGTTGCAAGGTCTGAAAAGAAAGCAAGCGAATCGACAGATATAAATTCTGAAGATGAGATTTCTGGTGGGCTTGTTATTGAGGACGAGGACGAGACTAAAAATGATTTCGAGAAAAATGACTGGAAGCGACGATATCATCTTCTTGTAGTGGCGAAGAATCAAAAAGGGTTGCAGAATCTTTTTACGCTTGTCAAGAAGTCATACACAGATGGATTTTATAGATTTCCAAGGATTGATTACAACCTTCTAAAAATGCACGGTGAGGGCCTTGTTGTAAGCACTGCTTGTATCGGGGGGTATCCCGCCTCATTGATTGCAAGAGGGGAGGCACTTGGCAGGACAGATCAAGAGATAATGCTAGACCTCGAAAATATGTCTGATAGGTTTATTGACAGTGTAGGAAGAGAAAACTTTAATCTTGAGATTCAATTTAACTCTCTGACAATGCAGCACAAGACTAATGAACACCTAATTTCACTGCATGAAAAAACAGGAATTCCGCTTATTGCAACAGCTGATAGTCACTATTATAGCCCCAATATGTGGGAGGCTCGTGAATTATACCGCAAGCTCGGTAGAATGGGTGCAAGAGGTGATGCAATGCCTTCACTTCCATCATTTGAAGATTTGAAATGTGAGCTTTATCCGAAGAATGCTAGCCAGATGTGGGAAGAATATAAGGCACATGTTCCAAATTATGAGTTTTACATTGGAAAGGACCAGCTAATTTGTGATGCAATTGAGCGATCATATGATATCGCCTGGAATCAGTGCGAAGAAGTGTGGTTCGACGAAGAGGCAAAGCTTCCCACGTTTGATGTACCTGGAAACTCTGCGTTTAACCAGCTAGCTAAACGAGTAAAAGAAGCACTTGTTAAAGAAGATTTGCATACAGATCAAGTATATGTTGAAAGAGCGAAGATGGAGCTTGATGATATCAAGCATCTTGGATTTGAGAACTACTTTCTGACTATGACAAAAGTTTTTGATCTTGCATCGCAGAGAACAATTATTGGTCCGGGCCGAGGCTCAGGTGCCGGATCTCTTGTAAACTACCTTCTCGGTATTACAACAACAGATCCTATAAAGTATGGTCTACTGTGGGAGAGATTTTTGCATAGGTCAAAAGCTGGATGGCCAGATATCGATACAGATGCTGGTGATAGAGATGTTCTGATAAATGCGTCTAGAGAGCTGTTTGGAGAAGAGTCTGTTGTACCAGTCTCTAATTTTAATACTCTTAAACTTAAGTCTCTAATCAAGGACGTTTCAAAGTTTTACGGTATTGACTTCGGAGAAGTTAATGTATTGACTAATACGCTTGAAAAAGATGTTATGCATAAGGCTATGGGTGATCACGAAGAAAGGTCGACATACGTTCTTACTCATGAAGATTGTATGAAGTATTCACAAAAGTACGTGGAATTTATGGATCTGTATCCAAAAGTCAATGAGCATGTCCAGAATCTATTTATGGAATCTAGATCTATTGGTAGACATGCCGGTGGTGTGCTAATATGCCCAGATCTTGAAAAATATATGCCAGTTATCAAAGTAAGAGGTGAGCTACAAACACCTTGGTCTGAGGGAATGAACTTCAGACACCTTGAGCCAAATGGATTTCTTAAGTTTGACTTCCTGGGTTTAACAACATTAAAGATGGTTGAAGACTGTACACGACTAGTTTTAAGAAAGCAGGGCAATGAATCTCCTTCTTTTGCAGATATCCAAAAGTTCTTTGATGAAAATATGAATTGCAGATATAACATGCTAGATGATCAGAAAGTTTGGGAGCATGTCTATCACAAGGGCAGGTTTGTGCAGATCTTCCAGTTTACGCAGCAGGGTGCAAGAAACTTCTGCATGTCTGCGAAACCCAGGACAATCGAAGAGCTTGCAACTATAACGGCAATCTACAGACCCGGCCCTCTATCAGCAGGTGTACACAGGAAATATGTAAAGGCAAAGAAGTCTGTTGAAGATGGAAACCCAATTAAATATGATCACCCAGTTATTGAAGAAATACTAAGCGAGACATACGGCTTTATCTCATTCCAGGAGCAGTTCATGCTTTTGGCACAAAGGCTAGCTAATTTTGACAAGGGGGCGTCTGACAAGATGAGAAAGACTCTTGTTAAGAAGTCACTTGACTCAAATGATGCAAAGGTCCAGGAGCGAATAGATCTAAGAAAGAAGTTTGTCAATGGTGCAGTTGAAGTATCTGGAATGGACAGGGCAAGGGCAGAGAAGCTATATGAGACAATTGAATTCTTCTCCGGGTATGGCTTCAATAAGTCACATGCAGTGTCTTACGCTATAGATTCCTATTACTCTGCGTGGCTCCACACGTACTATGAGAAGGAGTGGCTCGCAACATGCCTGCAAACACAAAATGGTACGAACAAGTTTGGAAAGGTAATATCTGAGATTAAGTCGCTGGGCTATACAATACTTCCTCCTGATATTAATGCATCTTCTGACGTGTGGGTCTATAGCACCGAAAGAGAAGGCTTCGTTCCTCCCCTCACAGCAATCAAAGGAGTCGGTGATGCAGCAGTTACAGAGATCATGGAGCGTAGACCTTTTACAAGTCTTGATGAGATGATGTTTGCTGACGATGGGCGGTGGCGTCCATCAAAGATGAACAAGACATGCTTTAACTCTCTGTGTCAAGTAGAGGCATTTGGGAGTCTTGATGAATTTAAGTCTGGGAAAATTCTAAATCACAGACAGCTTCACAGTGTAATTATTGACAATTACGATCTTCTCAAGAAGGGCCGCCACGGAATGACTAAGACAGCTGTTAAAAAGCTACTTAAGGAACAAGACTATATTCCCGATCTCATTGATATTAAACTTAATGAGGTTGACGGTATGCCAGACTGGAATAGAGCAGAGAAGATAGGAAGCTGTGTTGAGTTAATGGCCAGCGCAGATGAGACTCTTGTCTTTCCGCCTAGAATTATGGCAAAGATAGAAAAGGCAGACGTAAGACCGGTTACATCACTCTCGGGAAAGGAAAAGGATATTGTGTGGTTCTGCATTCAAACAATGGAGGAGCGGACAACAAAGAACAACAAGAAGTTCTACCGCATGAAGGTCATGGATAATAACTCTGAGAGCTGCTGGCTCCGTGTCTGGGGTAGGTTTGATGATCCCCCTGACCTATATACCATGTGGCTGGCTGAAGTAGCTTCTACTGAGTCCTGGGGTTGTTCTACATCGTCATATAAGATGAAGAAGCTAGACGTGTAGCGAAATATATATTATCTGAGTGTGTCCCAACATGAAGATAACAGAATCCCGAATCAGAAGAATCATAAGAGAAGAGTTGAGCAGATCTCTCTTGACAGAGGTACCGTTGCCTTTACTATTGCTCGCTCCAGGTGTCTCTGTAACAGCAGCAGAAATATCAGCAACAATTGGTGTAAACTTATATATTGCTTACATGTGGCTTGAGTTACAGGATGGATATGTCGGTCCGACTTATGAAACACCAGAAGAAATGGCTAATGATCTCGGGATTACTCTTGAGGAAGTTCTTTTTTCACCAGATTACGAAGGGAGAGGTTCCTCACAACCATATGGAGGATTTGATTCGGCACAGGTCGGTGGAGCCTCACCCAGTCACGCATTACCTGGGCCTGAAGGGGCTGGCCCTGTTCCAGGCTCCCCTGATTACCGAGATTATGAAGCTGCTCTGCGTGAAAAAGAGATGATGCGTGAAAAAGAGATGATCATTGCCCGAGCTCGTGAAGAGATCAGTGAAATGGATATAGATATTGACAAAATTTTTGATCTAAATGCTAACCGTGACCCCGATGAGGATACAAAGTGCAGCTCTGTTATTTCAATATGCTGCTTTGCTTGGAAAGAAGACCATGGACCTAAATTAAAGAGCGGAATTAGAATTTATAGACCAGAATATTATTACTATTATTTTGCTGAGGATAGGCTTGACACATCATTCATTGATGACTTTTGTCACTGGCGCTACAAGAGAATCGGCGTCGCGAGTCCTGCTTGGGAAAGAGATACTTTTATACATGAGATCTCTGTACAGCCTACCGAGGAAAATCCAAAAGCTGGGAATCCCCCGTTAGAGATTATTAATCAAATAAAAGATTGGGCATGCTCCAGAGATCCACAGGCTGGATACATTTCTATTAGAGATTACTCTGCTGCTCCGTATTGTGGTGATCCAGATTTCACGCCATCTGTTAGTAAAATCTTATACGATCCCGCTGCGACTAGTGTAGTACATAAGCTTAATTGTCCGGAGTGTGACTAAAGAATGAAGATATCAGAGTCAAAGATAAGAAGAATTATAAGAGAAGAACTTCTTCTTGAAGACACAGGTGATTCTGCGGAAGATATTGAAGCACCTGTATTTGCAAAGATGAGCCTTCCTATGGCACCAGGTATTTACGATCCATTTGGTGAGTTGCAATCTTCAAAACCTCCCCCAGTTCTTTCAACAGGCATATGGAATGGTTTGCGTGCTGATCATATAATGTCTGGTCACAAGCTGGATTACGTGAAGTTTGTGGGACATATTATAGATGTAATAGAGCATAGAGGCGGGTGGGCAAAGTCTGCTGAATATGCTGGGCATATTCAAGATGTATATAAAGATATGGGTATCGAGACATCGATTACAATGTATCCTGGACCAGGCAAGTGGGGCAAAGGAAAATATAAGTCATGGGGAGAATTCCCATCATCAGTTCGAAGATTGTTTATGAACGATAAGGTTAATGATAAGTGGCTTCTTAATGCTGATGAGATACACCTGGTTACTGTTGATAATACATCATATAGAGTTCCTGGACAAGAAACCACATCAATCTCACCTGAAGATATGGAGGTCGGCGTTGAGTATGGAGGGACAACTGATCCTAATGCAAATCCAGTCAAACTTGCATTAAGCAAACTACTTGACGGTCTTACGCTTCCTGCACACTACGATCCTTCATCAGTTCAACTGGCTGCTGCTAAATCATGGTTGTCTGAATGGTTCCCTGGGGGAAATCCATCTCCTGAAATGGCTAGGGCAATGGCAGCTAGCAATCCATATAATGCTGTCTGGGAAACATTTCTAGGTCCAATAAAAGAGTGTCTAAGTGGCCAAGCAGCTGCCAGAGAAGAAGCTACTCGAAGAGCACCAAAGCAAGATGATTTCTATTCTAGAGAAGGGATGGACATAACTTTTGCTGGAGGCGCAACATCAGAGGATACCCAGGCCGTTCTTAAGCAAATGCAAACAACTGGTGAGGCAGAGAAGATAGCTGATGAATCAATTGGGACTTCTTCACCGGCTCAGTGTGCATCAGCTAGGGCATTAGAGCTTACAGCATTGATAGTTCTGCCGGCTGGAAAGTTCACTGCAGCTGGAAGGATTGCGCTAGCTGCTGGTCTAGTTCATCTTGCAAGGGGTTCTAATCGAGAAGCTATGTTTGAACTATTGTTTGGTGCCTTTGAGATTGTAGCGGCAACCAAAGCGATTGCAAAATATACTGCAATAGTCAAACGCACACTTAGGTCAGGAAAGCTTCCAGCAGATGATATTCTCGAAGAAATGATTAAAGCTGGAGTATTTGAAGAGCATGCTGATATAATAAGGTGGCTAGCAAGACAGCCAAAGATGGAGGGAGAAGTTCAAGCTATGCGCCAAGAGATGGCAAGAGTAATCGAGACAATGGATAGTACAGATCCCTTGAAACCTTATCTAGATGCATATGTTAGAGGAGCAAGTGCAGATGAGCTTAGGGGAATATACAAGGCTGCCAAGGCTGAGATTGAGTCTGGAGCTCGCTGGGACATTCACACGTCAACTAGACGTGCAACTGACATTGATCCAGATGAGCTCGATGCGTGGCTAGAAAGACTTGACGACTTGCCGCTTACATCATCTACTCAATCTAGAAAAGCTGTAATAGACAAATATATAGAATCTCAGATCAGTATAAATAGAGCTCTGGAAGCTGAACAGGCAGCTGCAAGAGGTGCAGGTCGAACTGGTTTTGCAGGAATAAAACAGCTTAGGCCCGCAGGATCTAGGCCACCTAGGGCACAAACGGCTGACACAGGAAGGCAAATCTTAGATCAGATATATGCAAGTTTAGATTCGATACCTAAAGATAAACTTAAATCACCTCTTGCAAAATTCCGTCGAAAGACCGTAGATGATCCAGGCAGGATTGAAATTAGGGTGGATCTCTTATTGGATATTTCTGATATTGAAAAAATTGTTGACAACTCTCTAAGTGACTATCTAAGCACCCTTACACCTCCTCAGGCATCAAAATATAGGCAGGATGTTATTAAAGAAATCCAAAACATGGACTTTGTAGTGAGGCCAAAAGGTGAAGACCATGTGCTCGGGGCATATATTGCTGCAGGTGCGGAAGGAAGAAGCAAGACAATTGTTGAACCGTTTAGCTTAGAAGAGTGGGAGGCTATAGTAGGTACTAAGTCAGGTCGACCAGATAGTTTTGAAGATACTATGAAAACTGCTTTTATCGACGCTATGGGGTCTGGGGGATCGTTACAGTCGACACAACAGGTAAGAAGTACACTTTCTCATGAGCTTGGCCACTGGATAGATGATGCTATCGAAGGTAAAAAGTACAAATGGTTTGATACGGATAATAATGGAATTCCGCTTCGAGAGATCGACGGCAAGCCGATAACATTTGAACAGGCCGTAAAGAGTAGAAAAGTTACAAATATAAAAGAATGGCATAGCCTCGATGATGTCAAGCATCCATTTGTAAAAGCGCCCTGGGAGGCACGCATTGCAGAGCTAGATGCTGAAATAACAAGAGGCGTAACAGATTTTCAAGATTCCCTAGAGGCATCAATTAAAAGAATTCGTGACTTTGATGATCAATATAAGCTTCCCTGGGATATCTCTCCCAGAAAGCCGCCGCGAGATCAACAGCCAGTAGCATCTGATAGTCCGTCAGCATGGGGTAGAAGAAGTACTACAAAAGACGATGCTGGATACACAGATGAGCCAGAAAAATGGAATGATCCAGCAACAAGGGCAGCAATGCACCAAGAAGAGATTGCAGACATAGGCTTGGACGAACTAGATTATACATATCAAATATTGACTGATAAAGATCTATTTAGGGATATATTTGTCGGAGACTACTTTCCTATTGAACCTAATGCTGGGTATTTGGATGACTACGGGTGGGTAGGAAGTGCAGAAAATATCGTAGACTCGAAGATTGATGACGTTCTTTTTGAACCTGGAGGATTGTGGGATTGGGCTCGAAAAGAAGCAGGAATAAATATTGAGCACATTGACATGCAAGAGTCAGTTGTAGATGTGTCTCGATGGATGCAACTTGCAGGTATAAACTAAAATGAAGATAACAGAATCCAGAATCAGAAGAATTATAAGAGAAGAAATTAAAAAATCACTCTTTGAAGTATCCGGCGACTCTGGACCAGGGGTCCATGCAGACTATCCGTTTCTAGAAAAGTCAGACGATGGAAAGGGAACAGAAGTCTTTATGACAGGCTGGAAAAATCAAAGTAATTTATTTGGACTGCTTGGTAAAGATGCATGGGATGAAAATAATATAGGTGACGAAGAGATAAAGGAAATAGTAAGATCTCTAGATCGTATTCCTCAATCTCAAGTAAAATTTTTAATTGACCTTAAGGGCGGAAAATCTTGCCCAGGGTATGTAATTCCAAATAAAAAGAGCAATCCGGGTTTTCCAATAATAATATACGAAGATGAATCGTGGGAAAGTACGATGATGACGCTTGCCGGTGCTAGGGTGTCCCTACCGTTTGATGACAACCTCGTTCAGGCAATGACAACAAATATTAATGCACTTATTGCAAATCCATCAGTAAAAGATGTTAGAATTACTGAAGACAGTACGGGTTTTGTATTTTTTATAATTTTAAACCTTGATGCAACAAGTGGATCAGGCCCTAGGGGCGATAAATGGCCACCAGATCCATGTGTAGTTGCAAGAAGGTGGAGAGAGCTTCGCACGCCTGTTGAAAACAAGCAAAAGGAAGCGGAGGTAAAGCATGACTCTGAAGGCTCTGCACGTGTGAGAGATGATAGCGATTCTGTAAAAATGTGGTGTGATCAATTTCCAACACACCCGACATGTAAAGATTGATTTAATATATTGAAATTTTAAAAACTTTAAAGCAAGTTGTTATAATAATATAATGCTAATGTTTCCTACTAAGTGCTTATTTGTTGAAGGTCCTGATTGCTCTGGAAAAACAACTTTAATTAAAAATATTCATAATTTTACTGGATATAAGTGGCATATACACGATAGGTCACAGATTTCAAGAAAAATATTTCATGAAATGTACAATAGGAATTTACAGTATGCGGATGATGATTTCCACAGTGAAATTTCAAACCTTAACAATAGATTTATTTTTCTTCTCCCGCCATTTGAAACAATTGAGGAAAGATTTAATAAGCGGGGAGATGATATTCATAAAAGCATAGGTGATATAAAAAGCGTGTATGACAAATTTCAAGATGGGTTTGTCAATGTAGCGGGAATGCCAAATGTTATGTCTTGTTTTTCAGTTGCAACACCAAAAGCAGTTGAAGCTTTGTCTATGACAATTTCACTTGTTGAAAAAGCTATGATTAGAGAAGTCTCTAGTCAGGTTTTAAGGACTGTAGAGTTCTATGGTGATGAGTGTTTTCCTCTAGAGTTTACACTTTATGACGATGGAAAGTTTGAAGAAGCATCTAAAGATTCTATGCTTTATGAGTTTGAAAAAGAATACTATGAAAAAATATATGAAAAACTACACAGTAAAATTTCTAATGAAATTTCTGGAAAAAATGAATACAAGAGGCCTGAAACACTTCTATCCAGGAGATTTGTGTATGCAGACGATAGTTGTATATCATTTATTCAAGTCTCTATACGTAATGGTGTGATGGACTTTCATACTGTAATAAGATCTACTGATGTTAAAAATATTTTTCCACATGATCTTGAATTTCTATACTATCTATCTTCAACTTGTTTCGAGAGATTTAAAGATGATTGCACATCAGTGAGGTTAAGATTTAACTTAAACTCTGCACACATAATTAGATAGAATACACTTACATTAATACTTTATTTGGAGATTTATAAAAAATGAGAGCTTTAGTTACAGGCGGTTGTGGATTTATAGGGTCAAATCTCGCCAGACAACTCGTTAAAGATGGCTGGATTGTCGACGTAGTTGACAATCTATCCGGAGGAACACTAGATTCTATATCTGATCTTAATGTTAGGCATCTTCCAGGAGGATCATTTCTGCCACAGTTTTATGTCAGTTTATCAGAGATGGGTCAAAAAAGAGATGCAGAAGAAATTCTTTTTATTCCGTCTGATTTATCAGACACAGGAGTTCTCTCAAGCATAAAAAATAAAAATTATGATATAGTTTTTCATCAAGCAGCTGTGCCACGTGTTAGCTTCTCAGTTGAAAATCCGTCAGAGACAACTTTTGAAAATATCACAAAGACTGTTGCATTACTAGAGGCATGCACAGGAAATGTCAAAAGAGTTGTGTGGGCTTCGTCGTCTTCAGTCTACGGAGGTGCAAATGTACTTCCAACACATGAAGCTGAGAGAGGGAAAAATCTACCAAAATCACCGTATGCCTGGCAAAAGTTTGCAATAGAAGACTATGCTAAATTATGTGCAGATTTATACGATCTTGATATCGTGTGTCTAAGATATTTCAATGTCTTCGGTCCGGGCCAGCTAGGTGAATCACCTTACTCAACGGCCGTATCTGCGTGGTGTCATGGTACTAAGAATGGTACAAAGCTTAGAAGTGACGGTGACGGAGAGCAAACTAGAGATCTATGCTATGTAGACAATGTAGTGCAAGCAAATATTCTTGCTGCACATTCCGATATGAAGTTTGGTGGCAGGTGCTATAATGTTGCATGCGGTGATAGAATATCTAACAATGAGATTCTAGATTATTTTATTAAAAACTATGATGTAGATATTAAACATGCACCTGAGAGACCTGGAGATGTAAAGCATACACAAGCTGATATTTCAAGAATTGTTAAAGAGCTGGGTTATTCTCCAGACATAAGATTCTGGGAAGGATTTGAAAAAACTTTAGAGTGGTGGGGATTGAGATGAACAGCAATAGGGATGTACCAGACAATACAAAATCTGCATGGGTATCTAGAGCACGCCAAGAAACGCAGAAGCCGTGGGGCTATGAGATAGCATGGGCAGGCTTTGGAGGAATTCATGGAAAAACTCTTTTTATTAGAGAGGGTGAGAGAACAAGCTTGAAATATAATTTAAGAAAAACTGAGGTGCTGATGCTCAGATCTGGAAGCGCAGAGGTTTGCTTTGGCGACGAAATAATAATGATCAAGTCAAAATTTCAAGATATGAAAGTTGAAATACTCGAGCAAGGTGATACACTTCTAGTCCAGTCTGGCTGTCCGTATAGAATCACTGCTCTTTCTGATTGTGAAATTTTTGAAATAGGTGATAACTCAAGTGACAATGGTGTCATGATTGATGATGATTACGGGAGGGTAAAATGAAAAGAATGCCCGAATTTATTATATTTACTGGTCCAATGTTTGGTGCCAAGACTAGCAGGCTTTTATCTGTCATAGATAGATTTTCCTATCAGAGTAGATGTGTTGTTTGTTTTAAGCCTAGAATTGATAGAAGATACTCAAAGTCAAATATTACTACACACAATGGTAATTCTGTTGAAGCAATTACAGTGAACACTGGTGAAGAAATTGTTAATATTACTATGGAAAGAAAGGATTCAATCGATGTCGTTGCTGTTGATGAAGCTTTTATGATAGATGGGAGCGCAGATGCACTTATTAAATTATTCAGACATGGAAAGACCGTTGTTGTTTCATCACTCCAGCTCTCTGCATCTGGAAATGTTTTTAAAGAGATTAGAGATATGATGCCTTGGGCAACTAAAATTGAAGTATGCCCAGCAGTTTGCACAGTTAGTGGCAAAGATGCTTATTATACTCATAAAAAAATTGATGATCTTGCAGAAATCACTGTAGGCGGATCAGAGCTTTATGAGCCAAGATGTTGGGAGCATCACTCTTTTATGAATCAGCTAGCTAAGAATTGAGAATATTATGGTTGAACCTACTAGTGTAAATTGTGTCATATACCATGCAGATTGTACCGATGGTTTCGGAGCAGCATACTCTGCCTGGAAGCAGCTCGGTAACAGGGCAGAATATCATGCATGCAAACACGGCACACCCCCGCCAGATGTGAAGGGAAAGAATGTTGTTATACTAGATTTTTCTTTTGGAAATGAGACTACTAAAAAAATGATAGAAGTAGCAAATGGTCTGCTCATAATAGATCACCACAAATCTGCAATGGTGGAGCTCCACGACATATCAAATACAAAATTTGATATGAGCAAGTCAGGGGCTATTCTAGCATGGGAATTTTTTCATCCAGGAAAAGAACCACCAAAGTTTATAAAATATATTCAAGACAGGGACTTGTGGACATGGGAGCTCGAGTACTCTAAGGAATTCAGCGCAGCATTTGATATGGTACCGTTTGAATTTGAAGAATTTGAGAAGTTTGAAGATGACTCAGTTTTTGATGATGCATGCAAGAGGGGATCTTATATTCTTGCATATAGCAAAACAGTAGTTAAGAAAGTTTGCGAAAAAGCAACAGCTAGAAAAATGGATGGCAAGGATGTGATGGTTGTAAACGCTTCACACTGGATGTCTGAGATTGGATCCCGCTTAGCACCAGACTGTGATTTCGCAATGATATGGTACTGGGATCATAAAAGTCAGGATACTAAAGTGAGCTTGCGAGGATTTCACGATATGGTTGACGTGTCTGAGATCGCAAAGCAATTTGGCGGAGGCGGTCACAAAAAGGCAGCTGGGTTCCAGCTTCCTAAAAATAAGCACATAGAAAGTCTATTTGATAAACCAAAAATGCCTAGAAAAAGAACATCTTCTAAAAATCCCGCAAAGGGAAAATCAAAGAGTGATCCCAAGCCATCAGAAGAAGTGAAAAAATGAGAGATAGCTGGAATAAAATTTGGCTGGAATTCGCAAGCTCAATATCTAAAAGATCTTATGACCCACGCTACAAAGTAGGGGCAGTCATTGTTACAGAAGATAATACACAAGTTTTGGCTGTGGGTTACAATGGCAACTATGCGGGTGGGCCAAATGAAGTAGAGTCAGAATCACCTGGCGAATCAGGAATGTTACACGCTGAGATTAATGCTCTTCTTAAAATGGACTATAACAATCCCAAGAAGAAAAAACTTTATCTGACTCTTTCTCCTTGCAGAATGTGTGCAAAAGCAATTGTCAATGCTGGAATTGATGAAGTTTTTTACTCAGAAGTGTATCGAGATCAGTCTTCATTTGAGATTTTAAACTCTGCAAAAATAAAGCATAAGTTAATTGTCATAGAATAAATACTTATTACTGTACTATGAACAAGCTAGACTCAAATTCAATAAACGGCTTGATTTCCTATATTAGGGAAAATATTTCCGTATATGCTGGAAAAGATGATAACAGGCGCGTTCTGATTAAGCCAGGCTTGAAGATTTCCAATAAAAAGACAGGGTTTGACTATACAGTTGACAATGTAATCGCTTCAGATGAGGGATTACTTATTACATGTATTAGACCCCCAGACGTGTCAATTACAATAACTAGCGCCGACTTAAAAGATTTTGTGAGAGCATAATGACTATAACAGCAAAAGATTTAATAAATAAAATAAGAGAAGATCTAAAAATATCTGAAAACCTAAATGAATCAATAGTTGCACAGCCAAAGAAGTTTAGATTAAACACTGAGCTCTTGAGCAATGCAAGTAAAGAAAATCATCTTGAGCTTTATGATCAATACGTTAAAGATTTCAATAGGATTAGTGCAGAGCTAGATGTAGCAGATAGGCAGGATGTTAATTCAAATCATTCTCAATACAGATCATTAAAAATTGATGAAACTTATAATTTAAATTCTTCTTATTTGCACGAGCTTTATTTCAATAACATAAGTGATTTACACAGTCAGATCGCAATGGATTCTCTAGCATATATGAGACTTGCTCGAGATTTTGGTACATTTGATGAGTGGCAAGAGGATTTTATCGCATGCTGCTTAGCATCAAGGTGTGGATGGGCAATGACTTATTTTAACACCTACACACAGCAATATATGAATTGCTCTATTGATTTGCATTCAATAAATGTACCAGTTGGTGCTTATCCCGTTATAGTCATGGACGTTTGGCAGCATGCTTACTATAGGGACTATCTCAAAGATGTCAAATCATATATTTTCGGAATGATGAAGCAGTTAAACTGGGGTGTTATTGAGAAAAGAGTTCACCGTGCAGATGAAATATCAAAAATTGTGAGGAGTACATAATGTCTAGCTTGAGAGATATTGAACTTTTTCTTGAAGACGCAGAGAAAGAGCTTTACGCAGAACCAATGTCTGGGATAACTAATTCAACAAGAAATGCAAATGATTCAGTTGATGATCAAATTGACTCTTTTTTGATAAAGTTTGAAGAAGACTCAATTGTTGCAGAAGAAGAAGAGCTTATGGAATCATTAAGCAATATGGATCTTAAAATCTTTCTTGAACAAGATGACCCAGACAATCCTGCAGAAGATGCAGAAGCTGCAGAAGGGGATGAGATAGATGTCGCAGTTAATAGAGAGGAGTCTGAACCCTCTGAGCCACAAGATCCAACAGGTAGTGAAAGAATGGGCTCAGACGAAGGCGAAGATCCCCCAATGTTACCGCTCGATGTTGACACGTTTACAAAGAAAGTAGCACGTCTAGTGATGAATGCTGAGACACTTCTTGATGTAAAGACTGTTATTGTTAACAGAGCATTGAATTATTTAACAGAAAACTATGATGAACAGCATGCTAAGCGGATGCTTGAAACACTTGATCAGCAATTTGACTTTAACATTGATGATCCTGGAAAGCCACCCGAAGCTCCATACGCTGTGGGTGCATATGCCGGAGGTACCGGTGGACTCGGCGGTGGCTAGGTTTGAAAAAACATATAAAAGAACTTGAAAGAAGAAAGTCTTTACATTTCAATTTAAAATCATCATGTCATAGTGCTCTAAGAATACAGTGTTTCAAAAGAGAGATTACTATGCAAGACTTCTTTGACGAAATTTCTCAGCTAGTTGAATCTGAATCTCCGATAATCATCTCTATAATGGATAGTGTTTCAGATAAAAAAAGAAACAAACAAATTCAAAAATTCACAAAAACAGATGAAGAATCATTGTATAATATGATAGAGAAAGAAATAAGTGAGTCATCTAGTTGAAGAGAATACTTTACAAAATTGTAGAAAAGTTTCGCGAAAGAGTTTGCGGGATACTTCTAGGAAAATCTCGACTTGACCTGATTGAGCAGGTGTGTGACCAAGCAGTGAAAATTAATCATCTATCAGAAGTAGTCGCTGAACAGTCTAAGATTATAGTATCTCTAGCATACGTTCAGAGTGACCTAGCTGAATCGATAAGTAAAATAGAATCACTTAACTTAGATACTGACTGCTTTATTTTAAAAATTCCACTTAGGCTAGATGATATTTCAAATTAGTCTGTTAGGAATACTTATATTTGTGAGGTGAATTTCAATGGGCGATGATGAAATTGTTATAAAAGAAGCTAAAGCTTTAATTGAAGGACAAAAGCTCGGTGTCCTAGATAGAATAATGGGCCGTCTTATTTCTCGAAAGTTTTTCGTATTTTTGACTGCAACTGGTTTACTAGCATATAATTTTCTAGATGCTGATACGTGGGGGATGATTGCGATGATTTACATTGGCGGTCAGACCGTTATAGATGCAGCAATTTCCTGGAAGCATGGAAGATGATAGAAGCATTAACATGGATTGCTATTAAGTCTTTTTTTAAAAAAAGCTTTGAGCTGTGTAAGAAATACTGGCAAATTATTGTAGGTTTCATTGGGGGTGTACTGTTATTTGTTATAGCACGCGACAGAGATGCGTTAAAAATTTTAAAAAAGACTACTGAGATAAACAGAGAGGAAAGGGACAGATCTCTTGAGATTGATCAGGAAGAAAATAATAAAATAGCAGCCGCCGTTGATGAGTATCATAAAAAATCAGAAGATGCGCTCAAGTCTCTAAATGAGAAAGAAAGTGATTTATCAGATAAAAAAGATGAAATAAAGGAAAGTCTTCTAGAGAAAGAGAAGGAAGAGCGCGGAACAATAGCAAGAGAGTTAGAAAATGAGATTGATAAATTTAACTAGATTGATTTGTATCGTACAATCATAGGGAAGGGTATTATAAATGAAATCAATTCTTTTTTTAATCGTTTCTACTTCGCTTATTTTTTCACCTGTGGCACACGCGCAAGAAGCTGTCCCTATTGAAGCGGGAGAGTCTGCACCTTTTTCTGGAACTTTACTTAGCAATGAAGCGGCGGCCAGCCTGCTTGCAGAAATTAAGACATGTGCAGAGCGGTCAACAGCACAGTTAGAATTTCAGATAGAAAGTAATACAGCAAAATGTGATCTTGATAAGTCACTCTTGCAGATTCAAGTTGATAGTCAAAAATCTAGGTATGAAAGTATCATTCTATCACAGGATGCACAGCTAGATTATATGCTAAAATCTAATTCACCAAAGCTTTCAAAGGAAGCAACATTTATCATCGGTGTCGTTTCAGGCGTAATTTTAACAACAGCAGCGGCGTATAGCATCTCGTCGGTTGCAAATATCAACTAAAAACTTCTCATTAGCAGAATATTTAATGGTTAGGGGACGAAGCAAGATGAAAATTATTGTTAATAAAAACTCGCTTGTTCAAGCAATTGTAGAATCTCTTGCTGAAGAAGAAGAGCCGGAATTTGAAAGGATTGGCTTAGTTGATGACATGCCTGTCATACCAACGTCTATGATGGCAACCCAGCTTGCAGAAGAAATGCCACCTGTAGAGGACCCAGAGTTTATACCTGCTACTATTGATGAGCTAACTAGATCAGCGCAAGTTATAGCAAACGAAGTCCCACCAGATCAAATTGAATTTTTCTATAGAAAGCTTCATCACCTTCTTGATCTTTCTCTTGATAAAGAGGCTGAAAGAGAGGTCCAGACAGAATCAGTTAGAGTAATCATATCTTCTATTATGAATGAAGCTAGTGATCTGAAGAAAGCTCTATTGAAAAAAGCAGTTGCAAGATTAGAAACAGAAGATGCGTACGATATATCGGTTGAGTATATTGAAAACTACCCAGAGTTTGAGGATTCTGACCCCGAAGATCTTGCAAATAAAATCCAGATGATGTCATATGGAATAGAAGATGACACGCCTGAGGAAAGTGAACCAGAGACTCCTATTGTGGATCTTACTCATGATGAACCTTATGTCTCACCTCACGCAGCTAGCGATGATGATTCGGAATCGAGAGAAGAGAGTGATGATGAACAAGAATACCCAGATGATGATTACGATTCTGATCTTGCTAGAGAGACATCTGAAGAAACTTCTGAATCTATAGCTGCGGATATTGTTGGCCTGATAATGAAGAAAGACCTTCACACTGCAGTTTTAAAAGATCCAGAAACAGGTGAATCACAAATGGTGCCAGTTGTTATAATTGATCCCAATACGGGAGATTTTAAGATGTCTGAGAAAGAGATGCGTGTTCTTGCTTCTGAGTCATACGGTTTCGAAATTATAAGAAACGCTCTAGGGATGTCTGATATTTCGACGCTATTCTCAAAATTAGTCGAGAAAGCAGGAAGCGATAAAGCTGCGTACCTATGGTTGTATTCAAATCTAAGTGAGGTTTTAGGCAAAGAAGGTAATCCTGTTTCATCTGAGCTTGGTGCAGAGATGTATGCAAACCAAATTGCAGACACAATTGGAAAATATGGTGAAGCGGTCAAAGAACAACTTTTAGCAATGGCTGACCAGGTTGAGACAAAGACAGAAGACATAGCAATCGAGATTGGTCGAGGCACCGATTCCTTGTCCATAGTTGTCCCTCCTGATGAAATGGCAGCAGCACTAAGAATGGTTGCAGATCAAAGACTAGATGTACCAAAAAGAGGCCGTCCGAGACTTTATGATGAAGACGAGCCTCGTGAAGCAATGACATCTGAGATGAGAAAACAAATTCGAGCAGAGCGAAGAAAAGCAGAGCTTGAACTAGAATATGAACCTGGTAAAATGCATCTATCACCCAAAGCATTGAGAGCTATGATGGATGATATTGCAACGAGCCTTGGTGTCTCACTTGGAAATGTTAGAAATATTATATACGACGACCTCAAAGTGTACGGCTTGCCTGCAGAAGATTTGAGAAAAATGCTAGATATCGATATTCCCGGGGGAAGAGAGAAGATTCCCTTTACATACGATCCCCTAAGAGTTCAAGCAAAAGAGAGGATTGTAGAAAAGCTGTATGACATGTATACTGGCGCAATGAAATCATATATTCAAGAAGTTATAGATGATGGAGACGACGACGATCAGGACGTAGGGAGATCATATATGGATCTTTTCTTTGCTGATGATGGTTTGTATCAACCCGGTCTAGATGGCTATGTAAGACTTCAATCACAGGTAGGGGGACCCACTGTAGATGATCCAGACTCAGTTGATATAAATGATTCTGCTTTTAGAGTAAAGAGAAAAGCTTATGACTTTGTTCAAGAGTTTATTGACCAGGTTGCAAAAGAGTGGCTAGATCCTGAATCACCAGAATATAGGCAGGCAAAAGAAGGGGGAATGAGAGCATTCTTAAATTCAATGGTTAATGATAGAGTATTTAGCGATGTAAGTTCTCGTGCTGATATGGAAAAAATTATAAAAGATGAGACTGATGGTATCGAGAATATGTTTAATGAAGAAAAGCTCAAGAGTATTATAGACATCGTATTTGACAAAGCACCGCGGAGAACAAAGAAGTATATTGCCAGAATTAAAAAAGAGCTAGGAACTACATAAGGGAGTGAGCAATGAGAGTTACAGATTTGCTAGTGGAAGACAATAATAAAAGAGTTTCAGGCATTGGATCAGTTGATGACATGCTTGAATCTGTCTCTTCCCAATCTCTCTTTGACGAAAAATTGCCTGTAAAGGCTGATGAGGCATTGTGGGTTACACTTTATAACCCAACTAGATTATCAAGATCATTTGAATTTAACAGCTTGCCAAAAATAAGATATTTCATTAATGAAATATTGTCATATCAAGACTCAACTAACCATCACTGCACGATGATAGTCGAGAATATGTTTGTAACAATAGAAACTTATACACATGATATCCTAGATGTAACTGAGTCAGATTTAAAATTAGCAAAATTTTCTGATGAAGTGTACGAAGACACACGGCTTTTTCTAAATGTCTGAAAGTGTCATAGTAAGCAAAGAGATAGAATCTCTAATAGATAAGGACAATGTATTTGGTAGAGATTCAGACGGATCTATGCCAATTACAATATGGCTAGAAGATTGTATAATTAGATCAGAAATCAAAACAGCGAGGATTTCATCTACGTCTGCAAGGTTCGAGTTTCTAACTACGCATGAGCTAGCACAAGAAATACTAATGTTATCAGAAGATCCTACAATTATAATTGGAGATGAAGATGACAGATTCATTGAATTTAAAAATTGTAATGTAAAATCACTAACTGCAATTGCTCAAGATGATATTTATCTTTGCAGGATTATTATCGATAGAAAGACATAGTTATGAATTACTGGAGGATAAAAAATGAAAGATAAAAAAGTCGAATTTTCATTTGATAAATTTGTAAAAGATATTGAAAAAAGAGAAAATCAAATAAGAGAAAAAATCGAAAGCCATCAGTCAAACCAAGAATCTCATCCTGCAAGAAAGTATAATAAGCTTTACAGAGAGAGATGGCAAAATCAAATAAGATTTCGGAGAAAGTAGTGTCCTCAATTATGTTAAAAACAAAAAAAGATATTAAAGATTTTTTTAGAATACTTGCCGAGGAAAGTGTTAGGGAGGCGAAATCTAAAATATATGATAACGGTGCAGCAGAGATTATGAATCAAGCAAATCTCGATAAGACTGCGTATTCTAAAATAACTGAAGAAGAAGAGGTCGACGCAGATGTATCTATTGATGCAGGCATGTCAGATGACGCAGCACTTGATGCAGATGTTGATGTTGAAGTTTCAGATGTTCCAGAAGAAAATATTCAGCCACGGGATCAAGCTGAAATAGAAGATGTCTCTTTGGACTCAATAGCAAAGAAAATTAAGATAATGAGAAGCGGTATTTCTGTTGATGATACATCAGTGCAGCAACCCCTTAGAACTTACTTTGATCTGCTTAGTGATCCAGAAAGAAAAGCATTGTATGCATTTTTAAATGCCATCTCAGCTATCATGGTTGGAGAAGTTAGTGCAGAAAATGCAGCAGACCCAAGCGATCCTCCGTACAATGTCGTCATGTCTTCAGGATCAGAGGAGGCAGAAGAAGCAGAAGAAGTAGAAGATATTATAGATGATACTGATGCTGTGGTTGACGTTGAAGAAGATGTTGAGGAGGAAGCTGAAGAGGTTGTTCCCATTCGTGTTGGAAATGTCCAGGAGTCAAAATCTATCAGAGACATACGGAGAAGGGTCTTAGACCTGTTAAAGAAATCATGAATGTAGAAAGTCCAGCAATATCAAAAAAAATATCTCTCGCCAACGGCGGCGAGATGGAAGTTGAAATAAGCAGCAAGCTCATAGAAAAAATTAAAGAAGAATACGGAATTGATACTGTTGACGATTTGCACATTCAAGTTTTTTTCAGAGATATTCTTCATGATGTAAATGTAAATTTATAGTGAGAGAAAAAGATGAAGATTAGCTTGGGAAACCTTGAGAAGATACTTTTATCAGAAATTAATCTTTCATTTGAGTCTGATACTCCAGAGTATATTCTTGAACTTGACAATTTAATTACATCAATGAAGAGTCTTAAGAATTCTTTAAGAAAAGGCCCGTCTAGAATAAAACATAGAAAAGAAATGCACAGGCTCCAGGGGGCAATTGAAGCAGTTAGATTTCTAAAAAGATCTTCTGAAAAAAGTATTGAAAGGAAAAAGCTTCTCTCAGAAGGCGGCGCAAAAGTACCAGCAGATCAAAAAGCACCTCTAACACCAGAAGTAGTAACTCAGGCAATTTCGTTATACAGGGATTTAATGGGAGAATTTAATGAATTTCTTGGCAATAGGGGATTAAGACCAGTTAAGCTAATTAGACCAGTTGGATCAACTTACTATTATCAGGAAGATCTGGAAGAGGGTTCAGATGTAGTATATGGAGATATTGACTACTTGGTTAGTTTGCCCCCCGCAGACGGAGGTGAAAATTTCTCTCAATCGAGAAAGGCCCAGGCTGCTTTAAAAAGAAACTATGAGAAAGAATTCTTAGAATTTATTCAAACAAGTCCACCCGACTACGTTGATGTTGATCTAACTGGTGACAAATCTCCGACAATGGTAATTGTTGAAATAGGAGATGGCAAAAAGATTCAGATAGATTTGATATCAACATCACCAAAATATGAAGAATGGATGCAAACAAGGTGGGTTCCCGAGCGAGGTGTGAAGGGATATATTGGCGGAAACTTATATAAGTCACTGGGTGATGCACTTACACTTACTATAAGCAGCGAAGGTGTTCTTGCAAGAATAAAAGATGACATGAGAGTGACATCTAAAGATCGGAGTCAAGATGTAACATTTATACAGGTTTCATCAAACCCTTCCAGCTTTTTTAAAGATATAGTTGATTATCTGTCTAGCCCGGGAGATTTTTCAATTTCTACGGAATTAGAGAATTCACCCGGCATAGATCCAACTAGAGTTACAATATCTGGAATTGCAAATGGTATAAGGCTTGTCGCAGAAAATCTTGAATTAAATAATACACTTCCTGAAAAATTTGAATCAGCAACAGAGCTTTTAGAAGAAGTGCTGGCAAGGTTTAAATTAAACATCGATGCAGCTATTAGAAAAAAGTCACAGCAGAGAAGCTCAGGTGAATTTATTTCAGAAGAAGATATCTCAAAGTTAGTAAAAATGAATTCTGAACAGTATAATAATGTTAGAAACGTATTTAAACTTTAAGATGCTTTATGGATTATTTTATATCTGATTGCCACTTTGGGCATAAGAATATAATAAAATATATGAACCGCCCTTTTGATTCTGTGGCTGACATGAACAAAGGCATGATTGAATCTTGGAATAGTGTAGTAACTAGATCGGACAGGGTTTTTCTAGTAGGCGATGCATTTTTATGTGATGAAAAATCATCTGCAGAAATATTAGAGCAGCTTAACGGTTATAAGATTTTAATAGCAGGCAACCATGATAGGTCAGAACAATCTATGCTAGGGATAGGCTTCGATGAGTATCATAGAGAGCTCTCCTACAGCTTTGGTGACATCGGAACTGCACTTCTGAAGCACTACCCACTCCCAGATTTAGTGACAAAGAGAATGGGTTTTGACTTCCTGATGCATGGTCATCTTCACAGACCTCCTCACATTCAGGGCTTGAAGGTAAATGTTGCAGCCGATCTTATTGACTTCATTCCAAAAGATTTTAATTACATAAGCGGTATACT